ATCAGCCTTGCTGATGTCTTAGACTGTCAAAGTCTTGACGTTAGGGTCAAAATATTGACTATAAATTTGTACTGTCTGCATAGCCCTATAATGATTATATACAAGGCAAGAGACAAAAAAGGGCTAAGGCACTACCGAAAACTACTTACTAGGCTCTCAGCAGGCTTAAATAGCTATTAATTGTGCTATCTCTTTGATTATGTTAGATTATATTAGTGTGAATGTAAAGGGTACGCATGACCCACTGCCCCCCCGCACGTACATGTGTACAGCACCAACACGCGATTAGGGAAAATAGTTCTATATACCAGAGGGCGACTCCCTAAGTCAGATACAAAAAAAGCTCCATATAGGAGCTACTGTAGGAAAATCAAGGGAATGAGGCCTTATACCAGACCTGCGGGGGTTTACTGGGCATAAAAAAAGCCCCTTAAGGGCGTAGTAGTGTGAAACTAAAAAAGAAAAAAGGGGAAAAAAGAAAAACACGAGTTTTATACCACTTTCAGAGGACCTTGTCAACCCCCTAAATAAAAATATATTTATATTGACACAAATTATTGTACAATCAACTCATTGTGTGGTATAATATGTATATTATGAGTTATACACCAAAATTCGGTTCTTTATTAGAACAAATATGTTATGAATATGAAAAGTATGGACGTTTTAAGACGCATATTCCAAGCCACCACGTTATTTATATACGTGCGGCTTTAAAAGGACGTACTGGGAAAGACTTCAGCGTTGAGGATATTGAAAAAGCATTGGTAGCAGAGGGAATGTCACAGTATGTGTAGGGATTAATTTCTCTATCAGCAAAAAGCAGCTTGATACTGTACTTATTCCTGCGGGGTTCGTTATAGTTACTCAAGTTTAGGGCGAGATTACACCAATGCTGGTCTCGCCCATTTACTTTAGAGGGTATTATGTTTGAAACAATGGTTCTTGTATGTTTGGCCACTAACCCAAACCTTTGCCATACATTAGCAGATTTATACGGACCATACTATACTGAGAAAGAATGTATTAATAGAGCCTATATTATAGCAAGAGATTTACAAGAGCACATGCCTAGTTTTGTAGCTATGAAGTATAAGTGTTTAGATACTTTAGATAAAAGAGTTGATAAAGAGAGTATATAATGGCAGCCAAGAAAGGCACAATGAAAGGCCACACCATAAAGGGAGGCCATAAGAGGGCCACCAAGGCTGGTGCAGGCATGACAGCTAAAGGGGTAGCTAAGTATCGTAAAGACAACCCTGGCAGCAAGCTTAAGACCGCTGTAACGGGTAAAGTAAAACCAGGTAGTACATCAGCAAAGAGAAGAAAGTCTTATTGTGCTAGAAGTGCCGGACAAATGAAACAATTTCCTAAAGCAGCTAGTAATCCTAATAGTCGTTTAAGGCAAGCAAGGAGAAGATGGAAGTGTTAAGAGAATTAAATTTTAAGTTATTCAAGATATTTAATAAGATAAGTAGTAAGTTTTATAAACTTTATGTAAATGATTTACGTAGGAGCCAAGGTAGATAATGTTTGCAGCATTAATAGGACCCATAGCTAATCTAGCTTCTACTTGGATGAGTAGTAAAGTTGAGAAGGTTAAAGCCGATGGCCAAGCCAAAGTTGCACAAGCTAGAGCTAAAGCAGTTGTAGCCGAGAAAGTAGCGACAGGCGAAGTTGAATGGGAGAAGTCTATGGCAGATGCCACGGACAGTAGCTGGAAAGACGAATTTGCTTTAGTGGTTCTTCTAGCCCCGGCTATACTTGTATTTATACCTAGTATGACGGAGTACGTAAGAACAGGATTTGAGGTACTTGATACTTTACCAGAGTGGTATCAGTATTTATTATTTATAGCAGTGAGTAGTTCATTCGGAATTAAAGGTGTTGGCCAAGCTATGAAAATGATAAAGAAAAAATAATGGCATTTAAAGATTATATAAAAAATAAAAAGTCTGTAGGTAGAAAAACCAATTTAAAAACTACGTATAAAGGTAAACCTGTAAATAGACCTGTATATATAAATAAAGATGGTGAAAGAGTATCTGAAATTTCAAGAACATTTAAACACAATAATAAAGTAATAAATATACCAAGTGTACATAGAGGGTATGAATTTCGAATACCAGAGTTAAGAGCCATGTTAGATGAAGGACTTATAAAGCCAACAAGCGTAAGTAGAGCCAATTTAACTAGTAAGGCAACAGGCAACCCCACTGCTAATTTAAAAACCCAATATAAGACTATGGGCAAAAAAGCAGGAGACAGAAGCGATAATTTAAGGTTTAAAACTAAATGAACTTAATAAAACTACAAGATGAGATAGCTAATGATGAGGGCGTTAAGTACGAAACATACCGTTGTTCTTTAGGACATTTAACCGGAGGAATCGGACACCTGATTACCGAGTGGGATGAAGAGATATATGCAGGTCCTATAGGAACCCCAATACCCCATCAACAAGTTGATGACTGGTTTGCGAAAGATATAGGAACAACTATAAAAGATTGTAACCTAGTATTTTCGCAATTTAATGAACTACCTGAAGAAGCACAATTAGTTATTGCTAACATGTGTTTCCAGTTAGGTAGACCAAGACTAAGTAAATTTAAGAATTTTATAGCCGCGGTTAAAACTGAGGATTGGTTACGTGCAGCCGATGAAATGGAAGATAGCAGATGGTACAAACAAACTACTGCTAGAGCGGATAGATTGATTGCACGTATTATTAAACTGGGAGTTCCTACGTAATGGAGAAAATTACAAACAAAGATTTAAAAGAAGCCAATAATAGAAAAACTTTAACTACAGCAAAAAAACGTATGAGTGCTTTAGGCAGCGGCAAGAAAATGCCAAAAGAAGATTTTAAAATGGCTCCTTCTACATCTGATAGAGACTTAGCAATAGCTCTTAGATTTAAACAGGGTTTACCAGGTTCAATGTCTGATGCTGATGTACTAAAACAATATCGTAATAAAGGTATAACAAGTGATAATTCCAGAATATCAGATAGGGATGTATCTCTATTTAATAAAGGTATACCAGGTAAAAAGATGGGTGGAGCTAAGATGCCTATAACTCAATTACCTACTAATGTACCTAGATTAAAAAGAGGGGCTTCTATTATAGGAGACCTTGATAAGAATGGAAGAATGTCTGGCTATGAACAAGCTAGACAAAAAGCCATAGAAAAGAATATGAAGTAAAACAGTATGAGCAGTAAACCCCCTATGCCGCCAAAGAGTAGACCTGTTTCTAGGGGAACAGCATTTCTTAAACATACAGAAAAGTTAGTTGATTTATATCCAAAAAGTACAACTAGTAAAGTGACAGGCAATCCTACGTACTCTGAGAAACGAAGAAAAAAATTAAATAGAAGTATAAATGCTAATATGCGAGAAGCCGCTATTGAAGCATTTGGTGATTTAATAAAGTAAGGTAAAGACAATGGAAAGTATAACACGAATAAATCAGTATCTAAAAGATACTATGAATCCAAAAGCCACAAAGAAACAAATAGGAGATGCAAAGAGAGCTGTTAGTACAATGGACACTAAGCAAAAGGCATTATTTAGAGCTAAACTTAAAGCAGCTAAAAAGATTGACCCTCCAGGAAAACGTGGTGTAGGATTTAATTTTTTAATAAAGAAAACTGCACCTTTATCTCAGGGTATTGATGGGGATAGCCCCGCAGATAAAGCAGCCAATAAACTAAAACGAACCCCTACTAAACAAGAGATAGCCGACACTAGAAAAAAAGGCAAGGTTACTGTTAAGAAGAAAATGTATGGCGGAACTACAGTGGCTAAAAAGAAAATGATGATGGGAGGAACCACAATGGCTAAAAAGAAAATGATGAGTGGTGGAACTAAGATGGCTAAGATGATGGGCGGAGGAGCCAAGATGTCTAAAGGCTATGCTAAGGGCGGTCTCAAATCAGGGAATAAAAAGTAATGAAGGGCGTTAAACATTATAAAAAAGATGGTACATTACATAAAGGTGCGATGCACAAAATGAAAGATGGTACTGCACATACTGGCTCATCACATACAGCCAAGAGTGTAAAACTTTTTCATTTAAAAGACTTAAGTAAGGCAGCTACAAAGAAGTTGGAAAATGGCAGCAAAAAAACCAAAAGCAAAAAGTAAAGTAAATGAGTCTGGTAATTACACCAAGCCTACATTACGGAAGAGCATATTCAATCGTATTAAAGCAGGTGGTAAGGGAGGTTCTCCCGGTCAATGGTCAGCCAGAAAAGCACAGATGGTGGCTAAAGCCTACAAAGCAGCAGGAGGAGGATATCGCAATGCCTAAAGAAAAATGTGATACTTGTACGTGTTACGAATGTGATTGTGATGAATGCACCT